CAGCAATGTCAACTGATGACAAATCTGATGCAATTGATGTAATTACATTATACCTTAAAGTACTTCCCTCTATGACACTAATTATGTCATTTATTTTAACCCCAGAGAATAATTTTCCCGGACTTCTTACAGTTGATATTCCACTATCAGTTTCAACAACAACTTCTGATATTCCATTGGAGAACTTTTTGGAAGTTAATACTGCACTTGCTTTAAAATTATCCTGATGACCTGATATAGATGCTGTTTGTTGAACAGATTTGAGTTGGTCAATTGTATTTTGAGTAAAACTTGCAATTGTTAATGCAGTTTCAATCCCATTAACAATTAGTTTTTCTCCAGTTACAAAAGTTCCTGAAGTTTGACTGAGATCAAAAGTTGTTGAAGAAGAACCAGAAACAACAAAACCACTCGCACCACTACTCTTTCCTTTTATAAAAGCAGATGTTAAAAGTGTTGTGCTTACATTAAAAATTACCTTTGTATAAGTTTGAATATCATAAAGATATAAGTCCCACTGAGTTGCTGCACCAGAATATGCAGCATCAGTCAAATTGAATGTATAAACTCTAGCAGCACCAATTATTGACCCTCCCGCATTAAGTTGATCATATAAATCTAAAGTTTTATTTTCTTTTGGAGCACCACTGACATTATTAACTCTCAACAAATGTCCCATCTCAAATGGGATATTAGCACCACTTATACTTTCAGTATCTCTTGGTTTTTCTACATCTACAGCAGTTTCTGCATCTAGAGTAACATCATATCCATGAACATATGCTCTTCCAGGACTTACCTGGAGACACATTAAATCATCTGATGGAGTATTTCCTTGTTCTGTAGTTTCTCCTTCTAAATATAATCCATCATTATTAATTTGATCATTTAATGAATTGAGTGCTTTTATGCTAAATTCATCTACAGCATAATGTCCAGATTCGTCAAATGTTCTGCCTGAAATATATTCTTTTATTATACTATAGTCAGATTTATCTTTAATCTTTTTAATTTTTCCTTCATCTAATCTTAAAATCTCTACAAAATCAGTATCTGTTTTATCAGATAAATCTTTTTTTGTAAGTGTTAATGAAATTTTTAATCTATCTGCACCTGGTGCCGCAAAATTACTAAATCCTTTTGCATTATCATATAAAGATGAATCATCTTTTGCATTTACAATAGTTTCTGATATTTTTAGTCCTACTCTATATGAGGGAGTATTTGTATAATAATCTAGTATGAGTGTCTGCTTAGAAACCTCTACAAATGTTCCTCTAATAAAATAGACACCATTATCGATAAACGCTGCTGAACCGATTGATGTTGCATCCTGAGAGATTAATGATGCAAATGCAGTTCCTGCACTAATTGTAGTATTTCCATATGTAACATTTTCACTTGCAAATAATTGTTCCCCATCTTGGAAAGTATCTACTTCGGCATCATCACCAGATTCTTTATATTTAACATAAATTGTCAAATCAGTTACTAAATCACTATCACTAGTAAAAGCAACTTCTTGAATATCTGCTGTTACTCCTGAAAGTTGACCTGTAATAGTCTTTCCAATGAAATTCTTAATGTAAAGAGAAACATCTATCCCTAAATTAATATCATTTAACTTTACTGCAGAAAACTGATTTTCAAAAGTTGGTGCTCCTGGAAGGACTATAGATCCTTCTTTAAAAATATTACCACCAAAAGACTCTACTTGATTCTGTAAGATGGACTGAAGAGTTGTTAATTCTCTAGCCTGAACTGGAAATCCTGGTTTAAATAAAACTTTATAAAAGTTTTTATCTCCATCAAAATCATCATAGTAGGGGCTGATATTTAAGTCGGTTTTTTGTGCCATCTTTTTTTAAAATTCTAGAATGATTTTGATGTCTTCTTTTTGTCTAGAGTCTCTCTGGACAATGGGTCTATTATCAATATAAATTATATCCCCTGTCTTTTTATTTATCTCCGAATTTGCAAGTCCATTAGTAAATGAAACTCCCAAATCAATTTGTTTAGAATCAATCGTAATTACACTACTATTCAAAGTTCGATCAATTGGAGATGATCCTCCAGAAACAGTAAAAGAAATAGGTTGCGGATTCTCGATAGGAGAATTAAATGGAATAATATTTTTCGTATCTAAAGATTGTGTTTGGTCTAATTCATTTCCAAAACACAATGATCTATCTTGATAATATTTTAAAATTTTAGTGTCTTTATCAAATGATGCAACATATCCTTTTGCAACAATATTACTACCTTGATCTTGAGTTATTTCTTCTCCGATGATTACATCTCTAGATTCGGATAATCCAATTGCAGAAAGAGATGAGAATGTATTTCCAGTAAAAGTTACTCCTGCTCCAGAAAATGTTTCAGGATTTTTTATAATACCAACTTGAGCAAATTTTGTATCTATTGGAAAATCTTTAGTAGAATCGTCAAATCTTGCATATAATAATACTTTATCTGCACCTAATTCTTTATAAATGTCATGTCCATGACCTTTTGATGGAGGAATAATAGGTATTAATTTTGCTGCAGTAGAACTTGTTGGTAAATCGACAATTCCATAAGTATAACCAGAACCACCTTGAGTAACAGTGACATCTGTTATAACACTATCAGTTGTTGTTAGAGAAACTTTACCACCAGTTCCGTCACCTAAAATATCATATATTACTGTTGATTCAAGATCACCAAATCCACTTCCACCATTTTCAATATATACTGCTTTTATTTGATTATTATTATTATTAGAATTTCCACCATCTCTAATAATTTGAATTTCAGAATCTGTTGTAGTTTCCCAATTATTTGGAACAACGAAATATTCTGTAGAGTCAAATTTAATGACATCTGAAGGAGAAACTGTGAATAGATATTTCCATCTATACTTATCAGAATATCCAACAGGTTCTACATCAGTATGTGTGGGTTTTATTGTTGATGTTGGAACTGTGAGATTGAGACCTGAAGAACCATTTTCAATACAAATATAAACTTTGAAATCCTCTGTAATAACATAATAATTTGCATCATATAATCTAACAGTTCTTCCAACTGGTGCTTCATTACCTTGACGGTAATCATGCCTATACATATCGTACTGAAGACCTTGAACCCAATCAACCTTTCTTACAACTCTTCGGGCGTTTTCTGTAGTAATTTTTTTTCCAAATAAACTAGTATCTCTATAATGAGATAAATATTGGAAATTATCTACAGGGTTATTTGCTAAACTAGTGTTCCAATCACTTGTTCTGCCGAATCCAGCACTAGGAGATTGTGGATTTGATAAACCTAAGAAGGCATAATAAGAATTATTACTGATAGACTCTACAAAGGACCCAGCATTCAATATTCTAAATTGGTCTGTTACGAATGCAGCCATATTAATAGTTTTTTAGATATTTATAAGACATATTTAAGATACAATCTTAGGAAGTGCTCCAGTTTTTCTAATTCCAAAATCTCTTCTTTGAATTGTTGGATATGTAGATAGACCCGATACGGTTTTTCCACTAACTTGAATTGATATCGGATCTTCAGATCTCGTTCCACCAGATAATCTTCCCCATGAATATTTTCCAACTGAATTTAATATACTTCCAGTAGTTCCAATACCAATAATATTAGAGTCTGATTTTACATTACAAGTAATAATTCCGTTTCTATTATTATTAGATATAGCAGAAATATAATAAACATTATCTAAAAACTCTGTTCCAATTCCTACAATTGCAGAATCTGAATTATTAATTGATGTGACTCCACTACCAATTCTAGTATCGTAGATATAAATTGGATTTCCAACATTCAATCCATTAAAATAATTTGAATCTACATTATGATATATATTGAATTGGAGTGCTAGAGGATTTCCTCCAGTCCCTGTAGTACTTGTAATACCAGTTACAATTCCTGAAAATCCGTCAACATCATTAAATGTTATAATTTTTTCAATATTTAGATTTGGTGTTTCTGCAAATATAGATGGAACATCTGTATTTGTGTATCCAAATCCAGGATTAGTGATAGAAACAGAAGAAACTGATCCATTTGTTATTGTCGCAGTTGCTGTTGCAGATGTTGCAGTTGTTGCAACTCCCACTGGCGGATTTTCAAATCTTAAAGATATTGTTGTCTGATCTGATGAATATCCAGAACCAGGATTAGTTGTCGTTATACCAGTAATAGTTCTACCAACTCCAACTGAACAACTAAATGTAGCAGTTACTGGGTTGGTGTTCTCTACAATTAATCCTCCAAAACCATCTGCTTGCACATCAGTAAATCTTGCCTGATTGGGAGCAAATAATCCAGACTCGTATTCAAATAATTCAGAAGTATCTATGAATATTTCAGTATCTGATGTAGATACATCTTTAATAATTCTAGCAGTTGGAAATATTAAAGGTTCTAATGTATCTCTTGATTTATATACATATTCCCCATTAACTTTTTGACCGGTTTTTTGCTTAGTCCAAGAGAGAGGTTGAGATGTATTTGTGTCACCATTAACTCCTAATCCAGAATATCGATTAGTTTCAAACTTATCAGAATTAGTTAAATTATAAACTGTTCTTTCATCTTGAGTTATTGTATTTGGATGAATGTTATTACTTATAACTTGTACAGTATCTCCCGGTTTTATAGTTGGAAGTACATTATCATTTATTATAGCATCAACTCCATCAACTCCTTTGTAGAAATAGATATCAACTTTATCTTCTACTAATGGTGCTTTTGTGAATGCAAATGATGTTCCACCTTCAAAGAGATAATTGGTTATTGGTTCTTGAAGTATACCATTTATAAAGATGATTAATACATTATTAATATTTTCTTCTATTGGAGAATCCTCTTTAGGTTCAAAACTAAGTAATTGTGAATTATAATTAAGTGGAAATCTAACTCTGGAACCATCTTGATATTGACTAATAGAATCAATGTAATCTAGTTCACCAAACTCCCAAGCAGCAAAAGTATCAGAATATGTTTCAACTACTGTAATCTCAAAATCCGATATCGGAGAAGATAATGCACCATCAGTAACCAGTCCAACAGGTTTGAATACATCCCCTCTCTGGAATCCATATCCGGGTCTTGAGAATTTGAATTCAGTTACTTCAAAATATGTCGAACCTATACCAGTGGATCCTCCAACCTTGAGGTCCATCAGTAACCCAATTCCAGTATCAGTTGTTGCCCCAATTCCTAACCTAGAAACACCAACAACTGGTAAGTTTTCATATGCTGGATCTGAAACAAATATTTCAGGATTATTATATCCAGTTCCACCAGCACCAACATTAAATGATAATGTCCCACCAACACCAACAGATGCTGTTATTGTTGCCACATCACCAGTATGTCCATCTTCATAGACACTAATACCAATAGAAACTAATCCATTATATCCAGAACCATGGCCAGTTGTTCCTAATCCTACAGATACAATAGATCCACCAGCACCAACAACAGCAGTTACAGAAGCACCTACAAGTGGAGCAAATCCAAGTCCAGGTGTGGAACCATAAGAAACTATAAGTCCACCTCTTGGAGTCTCATTCTGATTGACATCATAATCGGAAACTACATATTGTGCAGGGTCATCTGGTTGGGTAATTCCAGAGAATTCGACAGTTGATATGCCTGCAATTGAATTTTCCAATATTTCATAATTAAACCTAGATGGATTATTATCCGTTTTTGGTGATTGATAGATACTATTAATAAATATGAGTCCATTTGCAGTTGTAGTATTAGTAAATGTTCCAAAATCAAATGTGAACAATCCTTCTGATACATTATTGCTCGAATTGGAAAGAGTTACTATACTATTTCCAATACTAACAACAGTTGTTCCTTCCGAAACTATACCAGATCTTACTATTTGACCAGGAAAAATATCTTGAGTTAGTGAAGGAAATCCAGATTGTGTCGAAATTCCGGTGATTGTAGTTGACCCAATACCAATTGTTCCTATTCTATTAGAAATTACTTGATTAAATATATTTTCAGTTCCTGATATTCCTGTTGTATTTGCACCTCCAACTTTTAATGTAAATGTTCTCCCAATTCCACTAAATTCGTCCGATATATCATCATAAATTTTATTATTATCATAGTTCGACTTTAAGAATGCTCTTCCAGTAAATGATGAAGTTTCAAAATCTAAATTGAGTCTTGTCTTATCAATTTGTGGATTACCTCTTGGAGGTTCTGAGAAATGAATCTCATCATCCACAATATTAAATGAACCTTTATAAACTCTTACTTGAGTAGTATCGGTATGAGTTGATGCAGAAGATCCGATAAATCCTCTATCAACTTGTACTAAGTTTATAGTTCCATTATTAGTAATTGGACCTATGTTTGTTGTTCCCAATCCAACATTAGTAACTCCCATATATTCATCATCAACTAACAATATATCTTTTGGATTTATTGTAGATATTCCACTTAAAGAAACAATATTAGTAGAAATTCCTAATGAACCTCCGACATTTCCACTTAGTGTGTGTGTTGTTTTTGTGAACGTTAAAGGATGTTGAACTAAATCATCAACAGTAATAATGCACTTGGAATTTCTTTCCTTCATAGTAAATCTATGAGCATTTCCTTCTCCAAGAGAAGTGAATGTTGTTCCAATTCCTGCAGCGGCCGCTGCAGTTGTTATTGCCACTTTAAAAGTGTTTTCAGTTAATTTGATAGCATAAACTGTAGATGGAAGTTCCCCACCATGAGTAACCATTGCGCTGGTTCCGACACCAACAATTGTGGAGTTGGGAGTATAAATTAATTCCTCTCCAGTAACAAAGAAGTGATTTTCAATTGTAAATAACCCAGTGTTTGCCACAAGTGCTGCAGAGTTTGGATTAAATTTTTTCGAAAAAATTGGAGTGTTATTGGAAGTCAATTTAAAGTTGGTTCTATTAATCCTGCCGAGATTAATTCCGTTATAAAATTTTTCATCGATACTTTCAATTATAGATCCATATTTTAAATCCTCAGGATCATTAAAGATATCCAATTCGGAATATAATGATTTGCCGAATACTTCAATATCAATTTGTCCGGTTTGATCTGCATTCGGATAGAATTTGAGTATTAAGTTACTTCCAGATATTTCTCCACCGAATGTTCCAATACCAGAAGCACTATCAAATGTTTCAGTACCAGAAACTGAAAGAAACGGTAACTGTTGAGTATAAACATCAGTCCCATCATAAATCATCATAACTTGATGAAGTGCTTTTGTGGAACCTACACTTACCTGAATGACTGATTTTGATGCATTAAATAGAATTTTATCTAATGATTGAACTATTGTGGAAGAAGCACCTACTGTAGAATAAAATTGAGAGTCATAAATTACACTTCTTTCTTCTCCATCCGATTGGTCCAAAGATTTAAATCTATAAGTTCCACTTCCAATTGATGTTGTTCCAAATCCGACAATATTGGATCTTATCTTAAGTTCATCGGAAGAAGTATTTTCATGTATTAGTGATACAACTCCACCTCCCAAGTCAGTGCAAGTGAATATGCCTATTTGTTCTCCTGTCGAAGAACTTAAGTCACTATCAATATAATATTCGGACATGAATGTGTCTGTTCCATCGTGAGCAATATACAATTTCACATAATTTGCGTCGTTAGTTACAGTATTGATTACATGTGCATTAACATAAAGAGATTCAAAATTACTAGAATCTAGAGAAATTATTGTTGTCGTTCCTATTCCTACACTAGTATTTTCTACAACTGTGGATCCTATTAAATCCACAAATCCAATCGATTCTGTTCCTACTCCAGAAAAAGATGTATTAAATGTTTGTCTGATTATTTTTATATCATAATTCGAATCAAATGGATCATTTGGATAGAATCTTAAAAACGTTTCATCAAATTCACTTTCCTCCAAATCAAAACTTCCATAAGATGATGATGAATTATATACTGATTCATTTTCAACAATAACCGATTCTCTGCCATCACTTAAAATTGTAATATCAGTTAGTTGTATTTCACTACTATTCTCACTAGTCACTCTTAATAGATAATTATAGTATATTTCATCATCAACCTCTTCTATCGATAAAAATTCTGTATTTTCGGAGTCTGAATTTGAAAATTGATCACTTAAATCATCAAGTGTTAATACATTAAGATTCAGTAATTCTGTATAATTAGTAAGTCTTTTAGTTTTTAATTTTAAGAATTTTGATTTTGAATCGATAACGTCAACATCAAAAACATTATCAAAACTATTAATAGTATCTACTCTTTTTTTGTCAATGATATCATAAATGATAGTAATTCCATCATTACTAGTAGACAATCCAGAACTTGTGTTTGAAGATATTTGAGTATCCGCAAAATTTTTCAATCCACTAGTATGAACTAGACTTTCGACTGGTGACTGTTGATCCAGATAATTTACTGAACTCTTTATAGAATATGATAAATTTTGATAATAATCATTATTTGCAGTAACTTGAAAATCTTCACTCAATTTACCTGTTTCTGTGTCCCAACCAATATCTTTCAAATTGGAATATTCTACATTAAAAGTTCCTAGATTTAAATCTAATGATTTTATTGTTGCAATATTTCCAGACTCATTTCCTGTAATTATTTCACCCACCGATAATTCATATAGTCCAGAAATTTTTAAAGTATTCTTATTACTTTTTGTTACTATTAAATCTCTAACTATTCCATTTGAGGATAAAGTTTCTCCAATAGTAAATTGAGATTCTTTTTGAGACACACTAAAAGTAGGATAATCATTTTTATTGATTACAACTCCACTATAATCTTGAATTGTTTTTGCAATTCCAGTATTTGTAGTAAGTCCTGCTACACTAATTGTCAGTTTATCATTAATTCCAGTATTATCATATCCATCTACTTTGAAGAACTTATATCCATAATCAGAAGAATTAAATCCACCACCATCAGAACTAGACTTCTGAATTCCTTCAATGAATACTTCATCACCAATAGCAAATGGTTGTATTGTAAAATTACTTATAGGTGTTGATATGATGCAGGTAAAAATGCCAGAATTTGATGATTCTACTTTTTCAATTGCAATTCCATTATTATTAGAAGTTGCAAATACCTCTACAGTTTCATCTGGCAATCCTTTTGGTTGAGATACAACTTCCACTGAAGATATTGCAGATCCTGTTAGTGTAGGTTTTATTAATCCAGAATTAATTACACTTCTATTCACAGGATCTACAAGAGTAATAACTGGAGCAGACGTATAACCACTTCCTCCTTTGAGAACTTTTATTGCGTCTATTGTATTCGAATCTTTTAATGTAATGCTTGCCGATACATTAGATTTAGGTCTTAGAGTTTTATCGGAAGAATAAGTAAATCTATCATTAATAACTAAAGTTTCTTTTACAGATCCGACTTCATTCGACTTGGGATTTGCAATTAAGTCTACTCCAGAAGTAGAGTTTGTAGATTTTAAAGTAGGTAATTTTTTATATCCAGTTCCTGAAGACAAAATAGTTAAAGATTTAACTGATCCGGATGCAGAAGTTGATGTTGTTGAGTATTCTAATGTATCACAATCTGTTGAACCATAAGAAAGT